GTAAAAAATTGCTTATGTCAGCTGCAGTCTTGTTGGCACCCGGTGACGTGATCCGCGATTCGCTAGTCGAATTGAAGGAGAGACAGATCCTGGTACATATTAAAGAGTGGCAAATAGAAGGAGAGACCAAAACAACAGAAATAAAAGCAGAAAGTGGAAAAGAGGAAGAAAAGAAAGAAGAGGATAAACCTACAGAGAAAGGGAAAGAGAAACAGATTGGTGAGGTAGATAAAGAGCGGAAGGAAGAGAGCAAACAGAAAGAGGAGGGAGCGGAAAAAGAAAAGAAAGAAGATTCGGTGGTGGGAAAAGAAGTACGTGCGGCGAAAGCACAACACGCTAAACCTAGTCAAAATGTCAAGAAAGAAAAGGAGAGCAGCAAGGAGGAAGAGAAACGCGAAAAAGATCAGGCGTCAAATGATGAGACAGATCGAGGAACTAAATCAGGGACTGGAGTGGGCTCTGAATTTGCTACGGAACGAGGAGGGGATAGATCACGAAAGGATGGACGAGAGGGAGGAGGACGAGCTGATGTTTCAAATGATGGAAGAGATGGAAATGTGCAGCGAGGGTGGGTAGTACTCACTTCCGAAATTGCAAGAGCAATATCATCTAAATACGGTACGAACGTTGGAGTGTATGATGAAAAATCACTCAACGTCATCTACATAGATAAACCTTTGCAGAAGGTGCTTGACTTTTCGCGCGAGATGTCGGCGGAACAGACTGAGATGGTGAGAGAAGTCAGAAAGAGGAGAGGCAAAGGCGATGGTAAACTTGTAATAGATGAAGTGATGAGCATGAAGAAGCTGCAATCAATGATTGGAGGACTAGAAAGGAAGGCAGATGTTGTGCGCGCGAGAGACACTTCTGTAATGTTGGTGTCGAACGATGAAGCATATTTAGAGAGAGCAACAGCTTACTTTACAGCGCCAACAGGTGATAAGAATTGGAAAGAGGTGGCCAGAAAAGCAGCGATGAAGGGGAACATCATGGCTTATACAAGTACAGGAACAGATGCAAAAAGCGAATTCTTACATTTAATTGATCACCTCTAAAGGGTCCCACGGATGTAGACCTGACCGTAGCAATTTAAAACTTAC